AGGTAGTGCGACAAGTACAGCGTGTCTACGCCTACAGAAGTCAAATGACAGGGCAACCTTAGTGCGTCCCTTAGAGATGAAGAACCAACGCAACATGACAGACTTAAAGAGGTGGTCAAATGAAGACACTAAGGTTATTATGGGTATTCCTTTGAATCCATCATACATGGATGGACAAACCAACGGATCACCAGCTAAAGATAGGAACGGCAATAAGATGTCATTTGCTGAAGCCAGTAGCCTAATGCGTTACCGTAAAGAACAACGTGAAGAATGGCTACATTCTAAGGGTCTTATGACCGCAGATGAGGAAGACAAAGCAATGGAGGAACAATACGATGAGTGACTATAAGAAGTTAACAGACACAGAGTGGGCTATTTGGGAACAAACCTTTGATGATGGTACGTTGTGTACAGATTGTGTACATTGTATGAAGACACATGAACCTCATGGTGAAGTTACAAGACATTGTACATCTGAAGACCCAATAAGAGATTGCATAGCCGTAGAGAATTATCATTACGGTTATGACTGATAAAGACCCACTCTTTGTGGGTGTTAAAGAGGTGTATAATAACCCCAGTAGTATTACCTTAATCTATAACAACGGAGATAAAATTATGCCACATTGTAAAGCTTGTGACAAACTATTAACAGACCAAGAGGCGTGTTACAAAGACAAAAAGACAGACATCTATATAGAGCTTTGTAGTAATTGTTCAGTAGTACATAGAGATGCTATGTATGGTATCTCTTTAACCCACCGAAAGAATAAGAAAGTTAAGAAGTCTAAGTAGTCTCTAAGTAGTCTAAGAAATAAACTCTTTATGTGTCTTAGTTATAGGTGCACGGAGGGGGCAGTACGAAAGAAGATTAAGAAATAGCTTAGAGTGTGAGAGGGGTAGAGTTAAAGGAGTAGACTTTAGTCTGCGACTTTAACGACTCTAAGCTAAATCTTAAGAACCCTAAAGATAGGATAGAAGAAGTAGGAAAAGGTTTTATTTCTTAGCCTTCTTAAAGAGTCCTTTGAAAGAGCTCTCTTAAGCCTACGTATTTATTATACCATATTTTTAGACAGAAATCAATAGTTAAACTGAAGATAGTTTAAATAAGAGAATAATCTTCTATAAAGATACCTACTTGTAGGATAAAACACTAAGAATATTCTTTATTTGAATTAATACACAAAACAGTTCAAAAGTAGGTGTATAATTATTCTTGTCTTTAACGCACAAACTGTGTAGACAAACAAAGTAGTAAACTTTATAACAACATAGGAGTAACAACAATGAGTGGTATTGCAACAGGAACAATAGAGTGGGCTAAGGTCTTAGGTGATGCACCAGTAGATGACTTTACACCCGCTGGTGGTACTTGGTCTATTAACCTTATCGTAGATGATAAGGAACGTAAACGTCTAGAGGCGATGGGTCTTAAGGGTTCACCTAAAGATGCTAATAGATTTACTTTCAAGAAGAATGCCATAGCTAAGAGTGGTAAGGCTATGGATGCACCAAGAGTAGTTGACGGTTCTAAGAACCCTTGGGAACAGACTAAGCTGATAGGTAACGGTTCAGAAGGTAGGGTTAAATTCTACACTTATGACCATAAATACTCTAAGCAGTATGGTCTTGGCAAGGGTCTTGACATGGTACAGGTAACAAAACACGTACCATATGGTGATGACTTTGATGTCGTAGCTACTGAAGACGCACCAGTCGCAGCAACAGTCACGGAAGATGACGAATTCTAATCGTGATTATACGGAACAAGGGACGGTCAAGATGCACGTTCCTTGTGACGCATGTGGTTCATCCGATGCGTTAACCATCTACACAGACCATTCTAATTGCTACGGTTGCGGTAACCAAGTTTGGTTTGATACTGATAAAACATATGTTGAGAAACGTGAAGAGGGGTCTTCTAATATGTCTAAAGAATTAACACAGAAAGAACAAGATGCCTACAACAGAGCATCTTTCCAAGCTCTACCAGATAGAGGAATAACACTTGAGACTTGTAAGAAGTACGGAGTCAAGGTTACAGCCATGGGGTCTATCCTCATGCCTTACTATGACAACACGGGTACAACCTTAACAGGTTACAAGGTAAGAACTAAAGACAAAGAATTCAAGATAGCTGGCTCTACAAGTAACACCTTGTTTGGTCAGCAACTATTCAGTGGCAACGGCAAGTACCTCACGATTGTAGAGGGTGAACTAGATGCCTTAGCTGCTTATCAAATCAACGGCTCACGCTATGCTCATTTATCTGTACCTAATGGTGCGCAGAATTCAGCAAAGGTAGTAGCCCAGAACATAGAATATGTAGAACAGTTTGATAACGTCATCATTAACTTTGATAACGACCAAGCTGGTCTAGCAGGTTTAAAAGAGACTGCGGAAGTAGTAAGCCCCGACAAGGTTAGACTGCTGTCACTCAGAAAACATAAGGATGCCTGTGATTACCTCGCTAATAACGAGCAGACAGCATATGTTTCTGAGTGGTGGGAGGCTAAACCATACAGTGTCGAGGGTATCGTATCGGGTGATGATGCGTGGGACTTCTTTACTGAGAGAGGAACAGAAGAAACTATACCGTTCCCTGAGTCTTTCGGTACACTTAACACATTACTTAATGGTGGTATTGCTCTTGGTGAGTTAACAATCATCGGTGCGTACACCAGTGTAGGTAAGTCTACCTTTGTGTCTGAGATTGTGTATAACATAATGCAGAAGACAGACAAACGTATAGGTTGTGTCTTCTTTGAAGCTACCATTGGTGAGACTATTGAGAACTTACTTACGGTACATACATCCCAGAAGATAGCCAACATACCTCAAGAAGACAGAGACTATGATGCGTACCATAAAGCGTACACTGAGATGACAGGTAAGGACAACCTACATCTTTATAACTATCAGGGTTCATCTTCAACTGACAAGCTGTTTAACAAGATGAGATTCCTTATTAAAGGTAAGGGTTGTGATGTCATTATAATAGACCCACTACAAGCAGGGGTATCTTCAAATGAGAACTCGGTGATAGACGATTTTATGGACAGGTCTCTGAAGTTAGCGAAAGAAACTAATGCGTCCATTATCATCGTGTCTCACCTACGTAAACCGAACCATTCAGATGCTCACAATGTTAACGAGTATGACATGAAAGGGTCTGGGTCTATCAACCAGATAGCGTACAACACAATCCTACTGAGTAGGGACAAGATGTCTGAGTGTACCGTAGAACGTAACACAACAAAGATACAGCTTGTCAAGTGTAGACGTACTGGTAACACTGGTCTTGCTGGTTACTTACAATACAACGTGATGTCTGGTAGGTTAGAAAGAGGTGAAGAACCTAAGGTAGCTTTAGCTAACGAGGAGAGAGAGTTTTGAAAGTAGTCCTAGATTGTGAAACAGATGGACTACTAGAGGAAGTAACGACTGTATGGTGTATAGCTGTGATGGATGTAGACACAGAAGAAGTAACTACCTTTAGCCCTTGTCACCAAAGTTTAGATTTAAGCGACTTTAATTCTTGGCTCGTACAGAACCAAGTGGTTGAGATAATCGGTCACAATATCATAGGTTATGATGCCCCTGTATTAAACAGGATTCTAGGTGTTGATTTCTCAAAGGTAAGAGTCACTGACACTTTGGTATTATCTCGCCTATATGACCCTACTAGACCCCAACACAGCCTCAAATCATGGGGTATAGAACTTAACAAACATAAAGGAGACTATGATGACTGGTCAAAGTTTACTGGAGAAATGCTTGAGTATTGTATTAACGATATTCGAGTTACCCTTGCTATGTATAAGGTACTTAATGCTGAAACTGACAGTTTATCAGCTCAATCTGTTACTCTCGAACACAGAACTGCTGAAGCAATTGGAAGACAAACTAGACGAGGATGGCTCTTAGACGAACGTAAAGCTATGGTCTTAGTTGCTGAGTTACAGTCTGAGATTGTCACAGTAACAGATAAAGTAAGAGAAACATTTAAACCTTTACCTGTTTTCAAGCCTTTAAACCACCCAAAAGAGAAGAAACTTAACAAAGATGGTAGTATTTCAGCTCGTTACCAGAAACAATTAGACTTAGGTGCTAAATGGGTTGATGATGTATGGGGTTACTATGACTATCCAGAGTTTAATCTTGGGTCACGCCAACAGATAGGTAGATACCTTCAACACTTTGGGTGGAAACCTACACAGTTGACAGAGACTGGGTTACCTGTGGTTAATGAGAAGACTTTGGGAGAGATAACAGACATACCTGAAGCAGAGTTAATCAATAACTACCTGATGTTACAGAAAAGATATGCTCAGGTAACCTCTTGGTTAAACGCCTTGTCTGATGATGGCAGGATTCGAGGATATGTAAACCCTTGTGGTACGGTTACTGGTAGGATGACACATTCTAAACCGAACCTTGCTCAAGTACCCGCGGTCTACAGTCCCTACGGTAAGGAATGTAGGGAACTATTCACAGTACCGAGAAGATACAAACTAGTAGGAATGGATGCCAGTGGTCTTGAGTTACGGATGCTTGCACATTACATGAACGATAACGATTACACATATGAGGTATTAAATGGAGACATACACACAGCAAATCAAAGAGCTGCAGGACTTGAATCAAGAGATAAGGCAAAGACTTTCATCTACGCTTTCCTATACGGAGCAGGTGATGGAAAAATCGGGGAGATTGTCGGAGGAACAGCTAGGCAGGGTGCTGTTCTTAAAGAAAACTTCCTTAATAATACGCCAGCACTTGCAGCTTTACGAAGCAGAGTTACAACAGCTGCTGGAAAAGGGTATCTCAAAGGGTTGGATGGGAGAAGAATTAAAGTCAGAAGTGAACACTCAGCCCTTAATACCTTGTTACAGGGCGCAGGAGCTGTTGTCATGAAGCAAGCTCTGGTACATCTTGAGGACTATGCCAATGCTGAAGGTATTGACTATCACTTCATTGGTAATATCCATGACGAGATACAGACAGAGGTACGTGAAGACCAAGCAACTAGGTTCGGTGAGTTAGCTGTACGAGCCGTGATAGACACCACTGAGTCGTTAAACCTCAGATGTCCTTTAGATGCTGAGTATAAGATAGGTAGTAATTGGGCAGACACACACTAAGATGTTAAGGAAATGTAAAAGCTGTGGTATTGAAGCCTATACTGAGGAAGACTTAGAGAACTTTGAAACATGTAAAGAACACTTACACGGTAAGCGTAATAAATGCTTACCCTGTAAAAGGAAAACTGAAAGGGTTTATAGAAAAGAAAATCCTGAAAAGGCTTATAATAAAAGAATGAAACACCACTGTCTCAACACATATGGAATAACCTTTGAAGAGTATAAGAAAAGAATGTCTACTTCTTCTTGTTGTGAAATATGTAGCAGTACAGAAAACCTAAGCTATGACCATAACCACGACACAGAAGATTTCAGAGGTGTCTTGTGTAATAAATGTAACCGTTCACTCGGACAATTAGGTGACACGTTAGAAGATATGATAAAGGTAGTTAGATATTTATCCAAACCATTCAAGTAGTGTGCTATAATAATATTATGAATACATTCAAAGAAGATTTAAAAACAGGACAGATGATAGAGAGAGATGTTCTATCCCTACTCCACACAAAACATCCAAGTGCCTTTATCATACAAGGTTACTGTAAAGAATATGACATCTTCGTACCTGAAATAAGTAAAGGTTATGAGGTTAAGCAGGATTATAAAAGCAAGTATACAAACAACATTGTTGTAGAGGTTTCTATGTTCGGTAAGCCATCAGCACTAATGACAACCAAAGCACATGTCTGGGTCTTTGTTACACACACTGAATACGCTTTTATAAAACCAGAGAGAATAAAAGACTGTATAGTAGAGAACAACTTGCAGATGAAGACATTCACAAGCAAGGGTGACACAGCATCTAAGAACGCTTATCTTGTGGATAAAGATTTGCTGTTTGGTTACGCACATAAGATTGTAAATAAGGACACGGATAATGCCTAAGAAGTTAGAGAACCTCGTAGAGGATATGAACACCACCATACAGAATGTATGTAAGGGTGACTTGAAGATAACCCAAGAAGAAGCAGACACCTTCGGTAAGGAGATGGCAGAAGCTTTAATACATTGGTCTACACCACAGACTGACCGTAAGAACAACCTCCGTATGTCTAACATCGGTAAACCTGAGAGACAGTTATGGTTTGACCTACAAGAAGATACACCAGCAGAGGAACATTCAGCATCTACATACTTACGATTCCTTCAAGGTCATATATTAGAGTCTCTGCTGTTGTTTATTGCTAAGAAGTCTGGACATAAGGTTGAAGGTATGCAAGACAAAGTAACATGTAACGGTGTGTCTGGCTCAATCGACAGTATAATTGATGGTAAGGTAGTGGATGTAAAGACAGCATCACCTTACAGTTATAAGAAATTCAAAGAAGGTAGGCTTAGTGATGATGACCCTTTCGGTTACCTCGCACAACTTGCTGGATATGA